ATGATGATATGACTAATCAAGATTTAATAGATGAAGTTAGAAACAACGGAGAGGATACTAACGAAATCTATGAATGGTATTTAGTCTCTGACTGGCTTTTAAGTAAATTAAAAGAAATTAATGAGCCTTATATCGATAATGATTATGGCGAATACTGGGGGCGTTGTTGTACTGGGCAATCAATTTATTTAGATCACAACATTCAGAAATTGGCTTATAAGTACAGTTACGATGAAAGATTATATAAATCAAAAGAGGTGGCATAATGAAATATAAAATAATAATTAATAGCGGAACTCTTAAAGGCTTTCTAGCCTTTAGGGGTTCATGTCTTGCAACAATGCAAGACAAATATCAACGCCTTAAAAATCAAGGGCATAAATTAAAATTAATAAGGGGTAAATAATGGAAAATAAGTCTACATGGGAATTAAAACAAATAATAAAAGCCTTGAGTATGTTAGAACTATTAAACACTACAGAGGAAAATAAAAGACTACAAGAAGCAAAAATTGAACTTAAAAAAAGGGGTTAATAATGAAACAAGAAAAAAAATATAAAATTATTGATTGGGCATATAATAGAATGTTTCCAAATAAAACATTTAAAACCTTTGATCATGGTATAGAGTTTTTATATGAGAGATTTGACGAGGATGAATTACAAGATATATTTGTTGTCCCCTCTGATACTAGATGCTTTGCAAATGGTTATTGGTCTACAGCTAATTAATATTTAATCTAACTAATAAAGGGCGGTATTATTACCGCCTTTTTTATGCCTTGAATATATAGGAGAGCCTGAGAGCCTTTCTAAGACGTTTTAATATGTAACCCTAGCTTTACTATCTATATATATTTATATTGCAATAGGTGGCTTCTCCGTGCCTTGTTTTTTTCTCTGTTGCTTCTTTTGGTTTCTTTTTTTTCTTGCGGTGATTTTTTGATTCAAGATATAAATTTGCCTTGAAAGTAAATTTGCCTTGATTATAAATTTGGATCAAAAGTAAATTTGCCTTGATTATAAATTTGGATCAAAAGTAAATTTGCATCAAAAGTAAATTTGCATCAAAACAGTATTTGCCTTGATCTTAAATTTGCCTTAAAAATAAATTTGCATTTAAGTATTGTGTATTTATATATTTTTATATATAATAAGTTTATGTTAAATAAAAGTAAGGAGTTAAATAACATGAATTATTCATATCAAGAAATAGTAGAAGAAGGCATAGAAGTCTGTGCCAGTTGCGGAAGTGCAAATATAAACTTTAATAAAAATAATCAAGATAAAAGTAAACCTATAGAGCATTGCTTTGATTGTGATTATGCGGAGGGCATATCAACTTGTATGCCTAACGATTTGCATTTTTATCAAGAAGCAAAAGAAACATTAAAAAAAATTAAAGGAGCAAGACAATGATAGTTGAAATTAAAAAAACTACTGTAAATTGTGGAAATATAGAAGTCAAAGACTTAAAAGAATTAGACAGTCTTTACTCTGAAGGTGAGGTAGACGAAACAGTATCTGATTATGTTTGTAAAATAAAATATGAATATTATGTAGATAACAAGAAAATTAAAACAAACGAAATATAAAGGGGGAAATAATGAACTTAGAAGAATATGCAAGAAAAAGAGTTGAAGAAGAAGATGAGCTAAAAGAATTAGCTTATGAACTTTTAATTTATTACTACGAAGGTTGTAGCAAGGAAGAACTAGCCGAGTTAGGAATAACAAAGGAGTAAGACAATGAATATTAAAAACAGCTTAGAACTTTCTGAGATAGCAAAAGAATTATTAAATTTGCCTGAATATAAAAGAAAGCAATTGGCATTAATTTTGATCGGCTCAACGCTTACCGATATATCAAAAAAAGAAGCGGAAATAGTAACAGAATGTTTAATATAAGGAGAGGAAGATGAGTGATTATGCAATAAATCTTAACGCAATATCTTGGGGTGCTTCAAGTGAAATATATAAACTAGATAAAAAGTTTATAGGTACAGAAGATTATATGGGCGTTGCTTATTTTTGGAGTCATGAATATAAACATACTTTAAGAGATATAAGTGTTACTCAAAGAAGAAGAATACATCACAAGGCTTTAAAACTTGGAATAGACTTTACTGAGGTTGGTGCCAAACAATGGGAAATCATAAGTAAAGTTACAAAAATACCAGTAGAGTCAATGATAGATAAAAAATATTATAAAGCATTAAAAAATAATCAAGTTCCCAAAGATTATCTTAAGGCTTGTGAATGGATGGAAAAAGTATTTTATAAGTAATTTGCGGTAAAGGTAAATTTGCCTTAATGGTAAATTTGCCTTTATCTTAGAACTTGCTTAACTCTTCTAGCAAACTGTTTATTCACTTCTTTATAAAAGTTATTCTGTACTACCTTCTGAGATAACTTAAACCAATCAATGAACTTTCTATGTCTAATAAATGGAGTAAAGGCTACAAGCAAGTCTAAGCCACCTCTACCCTTTCTCCCTTGTCTCTCCCATATACCATAGACTTTAGATCCTTTCCCTTTAGGTACACCAATAAAACGTGAGCCTTTTCTCTGAGATTCTTTAGTCTTATCTAGTCTTTTTAATATACCTCTTTGTGTAACAATGTTACCAAACTGGTTTCTTCTACCCATAGCATCATCAGTAGGAGAAGGATAACTTTGACTTCTTGCAGGTTCGTTTTCTCCAGTATAGATATAATATAAGAACTTCGTAGCATAACTCTTAACTCTAACTGTAACTTTTAGACCTCTCTTATTAGGTTTAGCAAACTGAGACATGACAATAGCAGTTATTGATGTTTTTCTAGGTTTCTCTAGTTTTCTGAGAAGCATCTCTCTATGAGCATTGACAACTTTAGCACCAGTATAGTTCATGCCTTCACTTAGAACTTTGTTGAAAGTCTTATGTTGCAAAACGTCCATTTTCTTTTGGAGTTTCTTGAGATCAGTTTTTACTTGTATATCCATATTTGCCTTAATACTAAATTTGCCTTAAAAGTAAATTTGCATCAATACTAAATTTGCCTTAATTATAAATTTGCCCAATGGCTTTTTTTATTGAACTTTAAACCATTTTCATTCGCTACTTTAAGAATAGTCGATTTGCTTCTACCTAAAGACATGACTACCTCGTTTAGCGATTTGCCTTTATCGATTTGCCTTTTAAGTTGCGAAACATCAATTTGCGGTTTATTGCTCATTATAAGTTCTCGTAATGTTCTTTTAATTTATTAATATACCAAATTGCTTTATCTAAGTCTTGAATATTGGCATCTTTATATTTATGCCTGTGTAGGTACTTAATTGCATTACCTTCAAGGTACGAGGGGAAATTTGCACCTAACTGTTGTTTTATGTAGTCGATACATTCCAATTTGCCTTTATTGTAATGCGGTGGCTTGTTTACTAGATCACTCATTTGCTTCTCCTTACTAATTCATTCTTACATTTTTGTATGACCTTTTTCTTTGCACTTGGTGATTCAATATAATCATTAAGTTCTGAAACTGTCATACACTTCAAATAATAATGTTCAATACTTAATTTGCCTGTAGCTCTATCTCTAATCTTGGCACTAGGTTTTAGTTTTATCGGCATCTTTTTTCTCCTTTTTCTTTTTTCCAAATACTTTTTCCCAATTTGCATCTAACTTCTTAGAATCTTCAGGTCTACGTTTGCTTCCTTTTCCTCCGTGCCAACTAGACATAATCTACTCTTTGGATATTTACAGATTTATCTAATTTGCTTAAAAGTTCTTTTGCTTTCATAAAATCATCAGGAATACATCTTAATAATTCTTCAATGCTAAATATCATAATATCTTTTTCATCTTTGTGTATTAATTCTAATGTTGGCTTCTCATCATCAGTATCACAAACCAATGCAGTCTTTTTATCAAAGGTAAAACATTTTGCATTTGGTTGAATCATAATGTAACCACTTTCTTCACATTTGATATTTAATTGCTCATAAGCCCTCATCATCATCTCTACCATTGCAATTTGCTTTTTAGGTTCATCTTCTCGTAAAGATGTTTTTAACAACTGTTCTGCTTTGATAAACTTGATCTCAAAGTCAACACCTACCATTTTATAGATTCGTTTAAAATTACCCCACTTAACTTTAGTTTCAGCTTCATAAACTCTAAGTTGTTTTAATTTATCTTTTAAAGATTCTTCTAAATAATTACTCATATTTTATATCCTGTGTTTTGTGTGTACATCTAAGTGTGTATCTGTGTAGTCCTTACGGACTACTACACACACACACACTTATATAATGTACCGCTACACACTTACACACTCGTTTACACACTTACACACTCTAGCATTATAATAGCTCATAATCTTCATAAGGTCTGAAGTCAACTAGCCTGTAACCCTGCTTAACTACAGCATTTTCATCTCTTTTAGCTTGAACTACAATTCCAGCCTTTTCTAATCTTTTAAAAGCATTATTTGTGTTATCTCTACCAATTGGCTTGCCACTTCCGTTAAAAACTGCATGATGCCCAAAAGTAGAGTGTGTAAACCATTTTTCTTCAGGTTTTTCCTCATCTAGTGCTAATGAGTACATTAAACCCACTATCTTTTTATCTACTATATGATCTATCTTTGATTGTGTTTCCTCATCAGATTCAATCTCTGAATCAGTCTTAATCAACAATCCTGAAGTAACATCAAGACCTTCACCAACAATTCTTTCTTCATGGAATTCAAAGTTCTTCTCTGCCATACCCATGCCATCTTTATTCTTGGTCTGTTTCATCTTGACTAACATCTTTTCCTGACCATCAATAGTCTTATCCTTTCTCTCAACTAAGAACTCACCATCAATAGAAGCATCAAGAACAGAACTACCTCTAGCTCTACCTTTATTACCTCTGCCAGTATGATGCACAAGCAATACTGTACAATCAAAGTCATGAATCAATTGATCTGCGGCTTTGACAAACTTATTGACCTCTTGTGCTGAGTTCTCATCACCACTAAAGTTACGCTGAAACGTATCAAAGATAATTAAACCAATTTGCTTTTCTTGTTCTTTAAGCAAATTAATTTCATCTACTAACTTCTCATATTCATCAGCTTCATTAATTCTTGATCCTCTATTAGATAAAAACAAAGGTACATCTTTAAGACCTTCATCTTCTTCGGTTGGGTCTATCTTCTTAAAATATTGATTTGCGGCTGAAAGTCTCCTACGTACCCCAGCCAAACCCTCACCTGCAAGATATACTACAGGTGCTTTTTTTGTAGTATGACCATAGAAATCAGTACCTCTTGCTACAGCACAAGCCATAGCTATCGCAATAAACGATTTGCCTGATTTCGGCTCACCAAATACAGTTATCAAACGATTGCGTTCAAAGACATCTGTTATCAGCCAATCAGGATTCGTTACCTGCGATATCACATAATCTGCTCTTTGAAAACGTAAAGCACCAGCAGGTAACTTTTGTTTTTGCAAATTGGCGTAACGAATGAAATGATCTGCTGATTTAAAGTCACCTCTATCATAAGCATCGTAAAGATCGTCTTTATCTTCGAATCTTTTGGGTGGCTTGATTATCTTTATTGATTTGCATCCTTTTTTCCTTAAATGCTCAGCTAATTCTTCTGCACAATCTGTACCTGCTTTATCATTATCAGGAAATATCCATACATCTCTATTTAATATAGGCTTCCAGTCTGCTTTCTTCCAACTATTAACTCCACCATGCCAAGTACAAGAATCAAGTTTATCACCAATAATTGCCTCACAGCCCTTTAGAGCCTTCTCACCCTCATTTACTACGATTGGCTTGGTAGGGTACTTATCCGTATAGTAAATTGGCATGAGAGGACTCTCAGGTCGTTTTAGATGCCATAAACCATCAGCACCTAGTGTAAATGGTGCATATTTCTGTTTTATAGCATGACCTTCAGGGAATCTAAGAACAATAAAATTATTGCTATATTTAAGACTAACGATTGACTGTTTGTATAAGTCAATCATTTGCTCTCTATCGAATGACCTAACATTACTTGCGACTTTTTTGTTTAAGGGGGAAAAGCCGCTTAATAAGGAGTCATTAGAATGTAATGCTAGGTCATAACCAAACTGTTTTAAAACTGTACTGACATCTTGATTTAGATGTTTTATTAAATCAATAACTCCACCCCCTACTCCTGCTTCATGATCGTAAAAAGTCCCCTCTGATAGATTGAGAGCCATTGACCCCTTGCGACCCCATCTTAATTGTTCAGATGAGGTGCTAGAGGGTTCTCCTAATAGTTGCTTAGCAACTTCAGGTGCTATTTTAATCCAATCTACCTGTTGCATTAGAATGGTATATCGTCATCAGTTAATTCATTCTGATTTACCATCTCCGCTACTTTATCAGCAAGACCTTCATTTGGACTTTTAAATCCATCGTCAACTAAAGTAGCACCATCATCATTATCGTAGAAAGGTGGTATTTCAAAACCATCAAATCTAGGTGCAAACTTACTAAATTTAAAATCAAGCTCAGATGATCTACCAATTCCTACCTGTATTTCTTTTGAGCCTAAATACTCAACTACAGGTAAAGAACCGCTATTTGCATCCATTTGATTCCAAAAGCCAGTTAGTATCTTATTAAAAGCACTTGATTCAGCATAAGTGAATCTGCTCCAAATAAGTGCATGGTCATGTCCGTAAGGCATAACTACACAACTAAAGGCTCTCTTCCAATCTTCAGCAGGCTTGGGTGCTGCTTCACCAAATTTGCTGTCCCATTGATACTGATATTCACCAGCATAACGACCCCAGCCTGACTTAAATGTTGCAGGGTCTAACTGCAAATATTTAAAATCAATTGGCGTTTTACCATTAACAAAGAACTTCTGATCTGCTGTTTTAAAAGCAAGATAGTAGTCTTTGCTATCTCCATTGGAATTACTCATTCCACCTAATATATCCATAATACTCTCCTATGGTTAATGTATTGTTTTCTCAATACTGTTTAAATAATCAGTTTCAAGTTGGGTATAACACCTTTCCTTAAAACTTTCATAATCCTCGTCATTTATAATGCCAAGAAAATTACAGGCATTTTGAATCTTGTCATAGGCAAACCTACAATAATCTTCAAAATCCTGCTCAAGCAGGTAGCTGTTTAAATCCATCTGCTCTTTGTATGATTTCATCTAACCTTTCACATATATCTGATAAAGGACACATATATGTGCATTCCCAATTAGCCTTATCAAAGTTGTTCATTAAAAATAATGGAACTACAGCCATAATGCTTCTTCTATCAAACTTGTATATCAATATAGGTATTAAGTTATCACCAGCACTATCAACTGCTTGTTGCCACCATTCGTTCTTGTAAATGTTCTGCTTGCCATTGTTTTTATATCTTTTACATTCAATAGCAAAGTTTCTGAAATAAATATCAGCCATACCTTTAGTTTGATACTGGTCTAGATTTCTTTTAACTCTCTCCTCTAAACCTTTTTCTTCTAACACTGCATTAAGTTTATTAACTATAACTCTCTCAAAAGCCGCACCTTTATTTCTTCCGTTTACCATTAATCTAACTCGTTAATCATATATATAAATGCTAGTACACTTATTAAACCACCAATAAATACTAATCCAAATATTCCTGCAATAAAATATAATATCCACTCAAGCATCGTAATCAGTCCTTACTACTTTGCCACTCATATATGTTATTTCTCTGTAGTGCTTACCAGCACCCTTTTGAAAATAATATGTTTTGATTTGCTTATCTAGTTTTTCTTGTTCTAGCTCTTTTCTACGCTTTTCAACTGCTGCACTATTTTGACCCATTTTTCTTATTCTCCTTATAAGAAACCATGCCAAGTTTTAAGACCATTTGCGATGCAGTCTCAATATTCATATTATTTTTGATTGCGAATATCTTGACCTCTTTATGTAGATCATCCGATATCCAAAGTGCTTTTTTTATTTTTTCGTCCATAATGACTCTCCGTTTTTTATATTAATATTATTTTTATAATAAAGCAAAAACTTTATTACTTACTCTTCCAAAAACCCTTATACTTAGTTTAAGGGCGTAAGATAAACTCTCCATAAAACTTAATACTCTCATATATCTATTCGCCCTTACTTACAACACTAAATCCACAACATTAGGACTATTGTAAATACTTAGAGGTTTACCCTTTTGATATTCTTTATAATCATTCAAATATCCTTCCATCATGTTCCAACCATAATCCATTTGCTCTTTAGTAATCCTAAATACTTTAGATGCATAAGGTTGAGTTTTCTCTTGTGCTATGAACACAAAGTCTGTTACATCATATCCAGCTATCTGCAAACCTCTTCTGTAAAATGATGCTTGTAAGTCGTAGCCATATTTTTTAACTGACTTGTTAAAAGCATAAGGTTCACAAGATATAGTAGTCTTATAATCTACTATGACTATTTCATTATCTGAATTAGGTTTATCTAGTGGCGGACACATTAAATCAGGTCTGCATTTACATAACACATCATCTTCATACCAATAAATACTTGCTTCAGCTAATTTGCCTTTTGCATTTAGATAAGCATTACCTTCATAGATCATATTTGCCTGCATTTCAAAGATCATATTTGCATCTTCTTCTTTTAGGACTATATATCCTTGCTCTTCATACTCGGCTTTCTCTTCTTTGTAGGCTTTTGTGTAAGGAGAGCCTGTAAGCACTCTGACTTCTTTATCAAAAGCCTTTTTGCCTTCTACAAGCAAAGAATGAGCTGCTGTACCAAACTTTAATGCAGGAGTAGATTCAGATTTATGATTGACAGCGTGTAACTGTGATTGACCAAATCTTCTAATATAACTACTGCTTATACCTACTCCAGCATGATAATCTTCGTTAGGTATGTCTTTATAAATAAGAGCTTGACCTTTTTGTTCTGATTCAAAGTTCTTTAATGATTCTATTCTCATCTTGCTAAACCTAATATATATTTAACTTCATCTAAAGAATCTCTAACTTTATATTCTTCATCTCCGACTTCTACAATAACTTCGCTAGTGTATTGATCTTTGTAGAAGCCACTAATTGCTCTTGGTGGTATATTTAATTCACCACCACCCATTAAATTAAATGTTACATTCATTTTCTATTGTTCCTGTCGTGAATTAAAAGTGCAACACCATAAGATAGGTAAGCTACAACAGCTAATAGTATTAATGTTTGTGGACTCTCAATCATTTTTAATCTCCTTTATATTTATTAATTATTTTTTGTAATTTGCCTAATATATCTTTGACATCATTTTCATTTGGCTCTGTAGTTCCATCATAACCATAAGATGCTTCATCTATTGATTCAGCAACTTTTATAAGCTGTCTATCTATTTCATCAAGTATTGTTCTAGCATCTTTAGGTATGGTGAAATACTTTGCTAAAGTAGTATGATCTGCTTGTTTGCTCATGTCATCTAACTCCTTACTTTTATTTAACATACATACATTATAACATAAATATATATTTATGCAAACATTTATTTAAATAAATTATATGATTGAATTTAAAACAGGAACAGAATTAAGAGCATCAAGAGTTTCTTGTAGGGAATCTAATTCCATATTGTTGGTAATAACTTTTCTATCAAAGGTAAAGTAATTTTGTGATGAAGTATTTGCCTTAAACATAATTCTTTTCTCATCATCATAAAAAAATACAAAGGCTAAGATATCGCAACGATAGTTCTTATAAGTTTGCGACATGGATCGTGAGTTTTCAGCAGCAAAGATAAACTTTTTTTCTTTAGTTTCCCTTCTGCTTTTTACTTGAATAGTATATTTGCCTCCTGACACTTCCATAAGAAGATCAGCAGGATGTTTCTCTTGAGTTGGATAACAAAAGTCAGCGTATTCAAGCAAGAAGGTTTGAACTAATGATTCTCCTAATGCCCCTAACCTTGAGTTAGCTTGTTGTTGATCTGATGTTTTTCTTGGCACTTTTACATAAAGCTAGTTTTCTTGAGTTTCTAGCTGCCCTATTTGGAGTGTCTATTGTTGCGTATTTTGAACGTAAAATTTCTTCAGATGCTTCAAGCCATGCTCCCATCTCCATCAAGGCTCTTGTCCTTCTAAAATTCATCCAACCAGTTATACCCATTTGAAAAGCACAATCTATACATACTTCTTGAGCAAGTGGTGGAAAAGTTCGCCATACTTCCCATACCTTATCTAAATTAGCTACTACTCTTTGTATATCATTCTCAAGCAAAAACATAGCTTCTTCTTCTGATATACCATTTGCTTCAAGATTACGACCTACGCCCAAACTTAAAAAGTTATTTTTGCATTTATAGACGTTAAGAGCTAAGCCTTCATTCTTGATTAGCATTTCTTTAATGTTGTCGTACATTTTATTTTTTGGTTTTTTCGTAGGTTCTAAGTGTTGACATACCAAGCATAGCCATAACGATTGTAGATAACTGACTAAAGTCAAACTCAGGCGTTTCAAATTGAATTGCATTAACGATAAGAATATATTGAATGATAGGTTCTAAGATAAAGTGATAACCGATTGAAAAACCGCATATCCAACCAATAGCAGGACGCCAGCCTGAAACGAATATATTACTGTGTTTTGCTTCAACTTTATTTACTTCTAATTGTGCTTTGTTTAACGAAATTATTTCTTTCTCAAGTTCATGAGATAGTTTTATTTTTAAATCTTTATCAGCAACAAATTTATCTAATATGTCGCCAACAGGCTGGATAAGTTTATCTATCATAATTTAATAATCAAGGTGATAATGCCACTTAATAGTATTAATATCACTGCACCCAAACCACCTTTAATAGACCAGTCGATTTTGTTAAGTTTAGTTTCAGTTTTGTTATCTAAATCTTTAACTTGTTCTTCTATCTTTTTAAGTCTATTCCAGTTTTGAGTCCATCTTTCACCGCATTGGATTTCGTGTTTTTCTAATTCAACTCCGATATCTTGTGCGGTGACTCTTGGCATTATTCTTCCTCTACTACCTCGACTTCTTCAGGATTGATAGCTCTATCAAATGATTCAATCACTAAATTTTTGTATTCATTAGTAATGACATAATCATCATAAGCATCTTGAAGTCTAGCTAGTTTTTTACCAGCTACATTTAATTTAGCAGCTAAAGCCATTTGCTCTTCGTTTAGATCAGAAGCTCTGTACTCTGTGCCATTATATGTAATTATTACTGGTTCTTGATTTTCCATCTTATTATCTTCTTTACTCATTTAACTCTCCTATAAGTTTATTTTAATTAAATTATATACTAAGAATCTAGTGTTTTTGTAATAGATGTTGGATTTTTTTGCTCTGCTATTTGTTGATCCAAACTTGCTTCTAAATTAGCAACTTCTTCTTCACCCATAGCATCAATAACCCAACCTTTAACCATATCTGCTGTTACATCAGCAAATGCAGTAAAGTCTGATAAATCAGATGTATCTATTGTTTGTGTACCATAAGTATGTCCTGAACATTCTCCATCTACTTTTGCTACTGACCAATGTACGTTATAAATAACATCATCATGTCCTTCTTCATTAGGATGTACATCTACTGTGTTTACATTCCATTCCATTTTTATTCTCCTTTTAGTAAGTTAATTTCAGATTGTAAGGCTTCAATCTGTTCTTGTTGTTCTTTCATTCCTTTTACAAGATGTACTACAAGTTTACTGTAATCCATTTGATAATATTCTTCATTTTGACTAACTGCATTTGGTACTACATCTAATACCTCTTGAGCTATTAAACCTTCGTCAGCTTTGCCATCTGCTTTCCAGTTGTATGATACAGGATTTAATGCATTAATTACATCTAGTCCTCTAGCTTGACCTGTAACATCTTTTAATCTTGCATCTGATGATGTGTTGTATGTGGTTGCTGATGATGTAATTGACACACTACCAACTGTTGCACCATTTTTTCTAAATACTAATATATCACCATCAGAATCTAATCTATTCATATATAAAAGAGGATTACTACTTCTAGCAATAGCACTTGCTCCATTTGGTACTAATTGGACACCTGTAGCACCACCTGCACCTGAAGCATATAATGTTGTTATTGTAGTCCCAACAAGCCAATTACCATTAGCATCAAGAGTTGCTCTTATTGCATTGTTAGTACTAAGTCTCATTCTATTGGTAGAATGTTCATATAAAATCTTACCAACAGTACTAGATGAATCATCACCGAAATTTATAACACTATCATCTGTTGATGCACTTGTTTGGATATAGAAAGCACTATCTGTGCCTGAGCTACTTTGCATATGCAATAAGCCATTTGGTGAAGTTCTGTTTATGCCAACGTTGCCTGTTCCATCTTGGAAAGTTATTGATTGTGTGGTTGATGTAGAATCAAAGAAACCTAAATCTCCATCACCATCTACACCTATTTGCCAAGTCTCAGTACCAGCACCTGTTTCAATAAAAGATATTGCTCTATGGTTTGAATCACATTTTATTTCTAAAGGGAATGATGGCGAAGTTGTACCTATGCCTAATCGACCTGAGCTATCTAGTCTAGCTCTCTCACTAGCACCTGTATAAAATTTCATACTGTCACTTGAATGACTATATCTAATAATACCTCTATAAGCAGCGTCAGCACTTGTACCATCAGCAAAGAATATATTAGTATCGTCTGTAGTTCCTGCTGCAATAGTAATTCCTGTATTACCGCTTCCTGCTACAACTAGATTATCTGCATTAGCATTGTAGCTATTTGGCGAACTTGTCCCTATGCCCACCGAGCCTGAAGTATCTACTACAAAATAATCGTTTGTGCCTAATGCAGAATGTTCTGAAATTTTAAACTTATCAGAATCACTATCATCAATACCTAAAGACCAATGTTGTGTATTATTTGCTAAGAAATTTATATATGGGTCTGCACCACCTTCTCCTTCAATTTGTACTGTTGCATTTCCTGAGCCTGTTCCAAAAATAGAAAGTTTATGAGGTGGCGAAGTTGTCCCTATGCCAACCGAGCCGCTGCTGTCAAGCCTCATAATTTCGCTAGTAGTGCCTGATGCGGTAACATTAAATACAATCTCATTGTTACCAGACGGGCTTATTGCAGAGAGACCACCAAAACCAAAGTTGGTTTGGACAAGTTGAATTTCAGCAGAACTTCCAGTTTCGGTTATTTGCAGTCTTTGATTTCCTGCACCAGATATTTCTAGCTTCTCACTGGGCGAAGTCGTTCCAATTCCTAATCTCTCAGCACTAGCATCCCAAAATAACTTAGCTGTAGTTCCTGTGTCTTCGTAGAAGGAGATGTCTCCGCCATCTGAAAATTTTGCAACTTTTTTAGCAGTTGCTCCAGTAGCAATATAAACATCTGCTCCAGTAGTGGGTCTGCTTTGTAAAACTAAAGAACCATTAACACCATCAAATGATGTGTTGGTGGCATAAATTTTTGCAGTTGAGCCTGATGAAATAAGACTGCTTTGAGAAGCAAAAAATTCTGTTATTTGGCTATTTATAATTCCATCAGTGGTTACTGTACCTGTTACGTCTATTCCTGTTGAGGTTGTGGCTAGTTTTAGCCCACCATCTGCAATTAATTCAATAGAACCTGTAGAGCAAGTAATTTCTAAATCTGTTCCACTAGTAAATATTCTACTGTCATAATCATCAGAAAAAGGAGTTTTAAAATCTATAAAACCACCTGATGAGCCACCTAATTCAATATTTCCATAACCTGATGAGTTGTTTACATTTAGAATTGTGCTTGTTAACACATCAGAAATTACACTACCTGTTATATTAATATCACCTGTACCTGTTATATCGCTTGAATTTAAATCTAAATTACCACCAAGCTGAGGAGTTGTATCTTCTACAACATTATTTATAGAAACAGCTTGTACTCTTGCATCTGTATAGTAAAGGTTAGAGCCTTCAGATACATCATCAGTATCTTTTGTAGCTAGTCTTGTATCAAATCTTGCATCAGTATAATAAAGGTTAGTGCCTTCAGATAAATCGCTTGTAGATTTGCCTGTAAAGGCAGAATCAAATTTTGCCTGAGTATAATATAGGTTAGTACCTTCTGCTAAATCGCCAGTATCGTGATTAGATAAGCTAGAAACTGTACCAGTTACATCTCCAGTGACATCTCCTTCAATATTAGCAACTAAAGTACCAAGTGAATTAAGAGTAATATTACCTGTAGAAGTACCATCTGCTGTTGTTAATCCTAATGTGAATTTATCAACAGATTCATCCCACATAAAGATACCATTATCAGCAGTACCTCTATTAATAAGCATACCTGAATCATTTACAGGACTACCTGTTAATCCTGCATTAAGCTGGAATAAGTTATCTTCTATATCTAGGTTAGTAGTATCAAGAGAAGTTAGTGTTCCATTGACTGTTAAATTACCTGCTACTGTTAAGCTATCAGCAATTTGCACGTCATCAGGCAGTGTTAGTGTTACATCTGCAGACTCACTTCCACTACCTGTAACAGTGATTTTATTAGCAGTTCCAGTAATTGTTTGCACATAGTTACCAACTGTATCAGTTCCAAGTGTTACTGAATTAGCAGCTACACTTGTTGCTTGTATTCCTAATGCATCAACAAATGCTTTAGTAACTCTTGTATCTATAGCTGAGTTAGCTCTTGTAGTTGTGTAATATAAATTTGTGCCTTCTGTTAAATCAGAAGTTGTTTTGTTTCCAAATGCAGAATCAAATCTTGCAGTTGTGTAATATAAATTGGTTACACCTTCGCTTAAATCATCAGTATCTTTTGCAGTAAAAGCTGAGTCAAATCTAGCAGATGTGTAATATAAATTTGTGCCTTCTGTTAAATTAGTTGTAGACTTAGTTGCAAGTCTAGTATCAAAATCTGAATTAACTCTAGCTGTTGTGTAATATAGGTTTGTAGTACCTTCACTAAGATCATCAGTATCTTTAGTAGCCAGTCTTGTATCAAATGCAGAATTAACCCTTGCATCTGTATAATAAAGATTTACACCTTCTGTTAAATCTCCAGTATCTTTAGTAGCTAATCTAGTATCAAAATCTGAATTAACTCTAGCTGTTGTGTAATATAGATTAGTACCTTCTGTTAAATCACCTGTATCTTTTGTAGCTAATCTTGTATCGAAATCTGTATTTGCTCTTGCGGTTGTATAGTAAAGATTAGTATTCTCAACAACTATAGAAGTATCTAATGTTGCTGTAACAGCTTGATTAGATGCATTACCTATAAATATATTGCCATCATTTAGATTGGGCGTAGCGTTACTTCTTCCAGCACCACCTACTTTTATTGAACCTTCAGCAGCATGACTTCTTTGAACTTTACCTATGTTTTGTAATAAAGCAGATTCACCTGTTGGTTTAGTTGTTGTATATTCTCCTGCTGTTGTAGATACATATAATACTTGTCCTTCTGATACACCTGAAGTATCTAGTCCTGCTAATGTTCCAAATGTTACAACTTCAACAGCAGCATTATCATTTGCATCTTCAGCAGCAAAACCAAATGCAGGCATCTTAGAAGCATCATCAGCTTTAGCTTGTCCTACAGTAGCTACATCACCTGATACGCCTGATATATAAACTACATCACCTTTTGTTAAAGCACCATCTGCTTTAGCGTTAAATCTTACAGCACCTCTTATATCTCCTATAAATTGGTCAGTTGCAGTAATAGTATTAAAAGTAACATCATCAGTTGTAGCTACAGCTTGTCCTATAGCAACACTAGGAGTAGAACCTTCACCAGTTCCACCTGTTACTGTTACACCAGTTCCACCTGACATAGATTGCACATAATCACCTGTAGTATCAGTACCTAAAGCAATAGAATCAATTTGTGCTGTAGTTGAAATAGTAATATCACCACTACCATCAAAAGAAGCTGATCCTGCTACATCTCCTGATAAAGATATAGTTCTTGCAGTTGCAAGTGTAGTAGCTGTATCTGCATTACCTGTTAAGTCTCCAGTTACATTACCAGTAACATTACCTGTAACATTACCAGTTACATTACCTGTTAAGTCACCTGTAAATGTATTAGATGCAGTAATACTAACACCTGTAGTAATCCAAGCACTATCAGTACCATTTCTTATCTTTAATACACTACTTGATGTATCTACCCATAATTGATGAGCATAAGTAGTTGATGGTTCAGTTGAACCACTATTTGTAGTTGCAATAGCAGATAAAGCATTGTTTAAATCTGCTCTAAAGTCTGCACCTGACTGGTTTGCTAAGTTATAATCGTGTTGTGCCATAATAAAATCCTATTTTATATATCTTAAATCATTCAGGGATAGTTGGAAATATAACATCAGTAATATTATCATCTGAGTTGTATTGTGAAGGTAAATCCCTTAATGCTTGTCTATATGTTGCCCATGCTTGTTTTTTAGTTTCAGATAAAGGACTATCGTTATTTTGCGTCCAATCTGATTTTGCTAATAATGCATCTCTAAATCTTCTTATTTGTATTTTTGTATCTTCTGCTGGTTTTTGATATGCAACCACTTCATCATCAATATATTTGTATTTTTCAATATCATAATGACCTTCTATATATCCATATATAGAATCATCTAATGTATTCATTTCATCTAAAGTATTTACTGACCTATTTTCAATAATAATTCCATCTGATTTTTTATATACACTTATTTTTATCATCTATATAAACCCTCTACTGTAACTGTAGCCTTAAAACTACCAACCAAATCTAATGCACCAGCATAAGCATGAACATACCTTGTAACAGATGCAGTTGTTGATGTAGTTATTGAAAATATAATAGATACACTTAATGGAATATGGTCTGAAACATATTCATAACTTTCTCCTGTAGTCCAAACTGTAGTTGCACTAGAACTTGTTGACATACCAATAGTTAAATAAGTTGTATCTGTACCAAAACCACCAGCACTGCCTGTAGGTGACATATCCACAGTTGCAATAAATTGTTGAGTAGTTGCAGTGGCAGTAGGTGGAACTGTAATAGTTATTGGAGTTGATAATAAACTTGATAAATCACCAGTTGTACTATCAGAATTTCTTAATTGATAAGTATAGAAACTACTTATTGGTGCTCCCAATACAAATAAAGTAGCTGAAAATGTGCCAATAGCACCTTTAACTGCACCTATAGAATCTGCTGTAACTTTATCATTTACAACGATAGTATTATCTTGAATATCAGCATTTTTTGTTGGTTCATCTGCTACACTGAAGGTTAAAGTAGCAGAAGATGATTCTACATCATTAGAATTAATTGTATTTACACTTGCAACATAATCAGTTGCTACAGGAATAAATGGTAAATCTATTTCAGTTGTATCAGTTAATATACTTAAAATATTATTAGAAGAACTATCAACAACATTTACTCTATATTGTTTTATTGGCGTATCAGTTGGAGCAGTCCATGATAAAGTAGGTCTACCTGTTGAACTTGCATTAGTATCAGTAAAAGTTGGGTTTGTTGGTGGTTTGACTGCATAAGATTGAGGTACATCTATAGGGTCACCTACTTTTTCTTGAGGTGGTACAGTCCATGTATAGACATCAAAATATTCTAATAAGCTAACTTGTAGTTGACCATTTGGCATTAATTCTAATGCTTCAACTCTAAATACTTTTCCTGTAAATCCTAATGGAGTATAAGATAAAGTAACAATATCGTTAACATTTAACTTATACATTTCAGCAGTACCAACAAATTGAACTCTTGTTTGATATCTGCTTCTAGTAAGAATAGTTTTAGCCATATTATAGGCTATGTAATAATCTGATATGTATGGAAACTGTGCTTTAATTTCTAATATTTCACCACCATCATCAGAAGTATAATCGCTTGGATTGGTTGTTGCAGAATGATAAACAGTTGCAGTATCCATTTCATAATCTTTTGCACCATTAAAAAATTCAACAACAACAACATTAGCTTTATCATCTTTATTACCATAATCAACATTAATACCGCCATCAGCTATAATATGCTCATCTGTAATAGTAAATGTTGATGAACCTGTATCTTCTATTTCTAATTCATACTTACCTTCAATATAATTAAGATAACCTCTCATGTTTGCTAATAATGCTTTTGCATTATCCATAACATTAGAATTAGTATCTATATAAGCATTACATTGAAACCTTTTAGCATTAGCAATAATAGTATCAGTTGTTGCTGTTACACTGTAATTATTAGCTAATGGATAACGTGAATCCCAGCTAATTATATTAAGTCTAAATACGTTATAAAATCGATAAGTATTTTTTCCAGTAATTAATCTATTATCAACAACTGTATTACCAAAATTATCTTTTAATGTTAGATATTCTCCTACTTTAAATTTTTTCCATTCATCAAAACTTGTAATATAAGCATAGCTATTTCCTGTATTACCACTCCAAGCTATTTGTCTATAAGAACCATTAAAATCAGGATTATTTCTAGCACCATCAGCTAAATCAGCAGCAGATTCAAATGTAGATAAATTAACTTGTGCTTCAGCTAAACCCTTACCATATTCATCATTAGTCATATAATCTAATAATGCTAAAGCTGGATTATCTGACCATTCATAAGTAGAAGGAGTACCAAATGTTTGACCTGAATCTCTTGGATCAAAAACTTTTTTACCTTGTACTTCTACTGTAAGCTGCGGTACTCCTCTCCATATTTTACCTTGAGCATCAAATTTAAAAGTAGCAGCTATATAAGCTATACCATTTAATTTATGTGCAGTAGTCCACTTAGAACCTATAGATGCATTAAGCATTGGGTCTACTGTTTGTGTTGCATCACCATGATGAAGATTTAATACAAACCTATATTTATCTGTTGGGTCTGTGCCAAGAGTACCTGCTGTTAATTCTTGTATATTAGGAGAATCTCCTGTTTGGTCTGCTGTGTTCAAACTGCCATTACCTGAGCTTATTTTATCTGAACCAATATAACCACCATCTCTAAATCTAGCAGAATCAGTTATGGATGCACCATCTAATTCTATAGACCGACCATCTATATTTTCTATTTCACCAACAGATAATGCATAAACTACAAATAAATGTTTTGAGTTATTATTAGCAGTATCCATAAATACTACTTGACTACCAACTCTTCTTGAACCATAAATAACAGGAATCTTACCGCCAGCAGAAGTTTTTTGAGCAAGAATAGATTGACCTTGCTGCATCATGTCTTTTAATTGCAGATAACCCTTTATACCTACTGCAAAAGTTGCAACTGTTAAAGCACCTGTAATAACTGCTACAACACCAGTACCTATACCAACACTAGCAAAAAATCCAAAAATAGCACCAAAAATCATTAGTCACTACTCCATTTAATATCTTTTTTAGATTGTGTAGCGTATTCTAATCCTTTATCACCAGCACTAAAGTTTTGTTGTGATTCATCAGAAAAATGTCTACCCTTTGTTAGATTCCAATTTGACCAATGTGAAGCAACTGTTAAAACTAAATTAGATGAATCAATAGTTTCAGAAATAGATACATTTCTTATCTGTCCTGTAAAGTAATTAATAGCACCAACTATGTTTTCATCAGTATCAAAATAAGCAATATAAACTTCAACTGATTTATTTGTAAAAGAGCCATCTTGTACTAATGACCTAACTTGGTCTGTAACATTAGAAAATTGCAAGTCAATTTCATTAACTTCTAATTTTCCAGTTTCAGTTGTTGATGCCACTTGTAGAAATGAACCACCAGCTTCGTATAAGTTAGCATCATAAGTAACATTTCTATAATAATCTGTAAGTCTTATAGTCGTTGATAAATTTAATTCAACTAAAAATGCAATCTTAGTTGCATCTGCTGAAACCTGTGTTTGTAATCCTGCTGATAAACTTCTAGGCATTAGGTGATTACCTCTCTAACATCAAATGAAATGCTGTAAAAACCACTTATATCTGTTGAATACATAATTTCATCACTTTCAAGATATACAGTAAATTCAGGTTTATTAACAGTAACAGCTTCATTATCTGCTAGAGAAGAAACAAGATTTGGTGAAATGGTTACTGTTGCTGCTCCGCCTGAAGCATTAACATCTGATTCAACCATATATACTTTTGAATGATTGGCAAATTTAATTAAATCACCTGCTTTTAAAGCACCAGTTGTTTGTGAAAAACCATCCATAGCTATTGTATTATCGCTAACTGAATGAACTCCATTTACTAATATATCTGTTTCTGACTTGCTTGCACCTAAATTATCTAAGGGTGCAGCTATTGTAAAATTTTCAAAAGACCCTTTTTGTTTTTGTAAAAATGCAAATATCTCTTGAGCCTTTTCTTGTTGTAAAGGTGGCATTTGCACTGTAAAAGAAAAATATTGACTACCTATTTGTCTGACTTGTTTTCTACCTGATATTGTTTGATTCAATAATGTAGGTCTATTATCTTTAAAATTTAAAGTTCTAAAATTAGGGTCTGTTGGAAATTGACCTGACATTATACTATCCCCATCTTGCCTTGATTATTCATGGCATTATTTATGATTGATGTTATCAATCCTTTTCTTGATGCTAGCAACTGGTCAAATCCAGCAGCATCTACTGTTGATATATTAAAGTTTACTGTAGCTCCCATACCTTGTCCTTTGGTATGATCTATAACAGTTTCATTAGGATGTAATATAGCTGGGAATCCGCCTTTACCATCTACACCGCCTGCTCTTGCACCAAATCCTGTAAAACCACCACCATCTCCTGAAGGTATGGTTGTGGGAATATTTAAAGATGATGTGTCTATTTTCGGCTTAAACATTCCACCAATTGATGCAAACATTTTATCTATAACTAATTTTTGAACTGCTATTCTAATTAATTCTCTTACTATGGATGTAGCATAATCTTTAAATGATGCTTTTCCTTTTTCTAAGAAATCCATAGTCAATTGAGTCACCCCATCGTATGACTTTTTAAATACGCCTTGCATTTCTTCTTGCATGGTTTTGATATTAGTAAAGAAATCTTTATAACCTCTTTCTGCATCCATTAAGAATTGTTCTAATGCTGTTAATGGAGTAAAACCAGTTGTACCATCTCCAGTCTCTGCATTTGGGTCTCTACCTAGCAATAAATCCATAAGAGAAGGAACTTTTATTTCGTCAAAAACTTTATTAGTTCTTTTTTCTATTCTTGCACCTAAAGCAGCTATTTCAGCATCTAACTCTTGATCTTTTTTCTTAAAGCTAAATATTTTTTGAAATTCTTTGAATTTAATTAAAAAACGATCAATAGTATTTGGAAGCATCCTCATAAACACTTCTTGAAAAACTCCAACTATTTCATTTCTAAATATATAAACAGCAGAGATTGCAGCAGTTATACCAATAATCAATGCTCCAAGTGGATTTGCAGCTATTAAGACTGCCATTTTTTTCAATGCTGGAATAAGGGTAGTATTAATTGCTACTGCTGTTGCTGTAATTGCTGGAATTAATATTACATCTAAATTTTCTGCAAATTTATTTACTACAGCAGCAAATCCTGAAAAACCACCAGTAGCTTTTTGAACATCACCAATTATAAATTGGAAGTTGTTTCTTAAAGCCACACCAGCCTGACCTAAAGTCATAGGCATATCTTTAATTAGATTATTAGTTTCATCAATACCTGCAATAAGAATTGGCATTACAGTTTCTGCTGTTAGTTTACCAGCATGACCAAATTCTCTAAGTTCACCAACAGTCATATCTAAACCATCGGCTAACATTTTAGTAAGAATCGTGTTATTTTCCATTACCGATCTAAGCTCGTCACCTCTTAAAGCACCTGAAGCTAAACCCTGTGCTAACTGTCTAGCAGAGTTATTTGCCTCTTGAGCATGAGAACCAGCAATGATAAAAGTATTAGCTACCATTTGAGTAGCTTTTGCTACATCATCTTGAGTTGCTCCAAGATGTTCTGTAGCTAAAGAAAGTCTTGTGAATAACATAGCAACAGCATCAAAATCAGACCTTGATTCAATGGCTATCCTTCTCATGTGATCCATAGCTTTTGCTGTTTCTTCTGCACTACCAGTCAAGGCGTTCATTCTATTTTCTACGCCTATCATCACGTTAGCAGCATTAACTATTTCTCTAACACTAAAAGCAGCAACAATAGTATTTCTCAGACTAGCCAAAGCCTGATTTGTACTATTAATATTTTTCTTAAAACTATTAACTGCTTTAGCAGATTTATCATTTCCAATAAAATTAAAATGAATATCTGATTTAGTTAGAGCTGCCATTTCTTTCTTCCTTTATCTCAAGATAAGCCAACCATCCTTGAAACTCCTCAACTGTCATCTGTTCAATTTCAGCTAAAGTCTTATTAAGTTTTTCAGCTAAAGCATATTTTATGTATAGCTGCTTATCTTCAATTACTTTTTTTTAACTTCTTCCTGCGAAACATTGTTCATCATTTCGCTAGAAACTCTTATTAATACATCTCTATCAACCCTCTCCAATAAGGTTTTCTTATCAGCGATGGTAAATAACTTTTCTCCAGCTTCATCTAATGCTTTATAAATTAAAACATAAGCCAAAAGCTGTACGTCATCATCTTGAGCCAGTTTCATAAATTTAGAAGTCTCTGAAAGAGTTATTGGTTTACAATAAATCTTAAGTGGATTATTTTCATCCTCACCCCATTCAGGGACTTCTATAATTTTAGTTTCTAGGTTATCAAAATGCTTCTTTGCGTTATCTATTGCTGACATTTTCTTATACTGTTGTTGATGTTAATGCACCAGTACCTTGTACTGAAACACTTGCTTCAACCAATCCATCAAATGATGCATTTCTTGTTACACCAGTAACAATAGCTGAACCACTGTAATAAGTATCACCTGCTGTATCTCCTTCAGGATATACATTTAGAGTTACTTCTGATCCAATAGTTAATGCACCTTGACCACTTGTATCAGTCTCATCCCAAAATACATCTATACTTCCTGAGAAAGAAGTCAATGATGATTTATAGGTTCTAGCAGAATCACCCATTGAAGTATCTTCTAAAGTATCAGCAGTTTCCTCAAGTGAGTATGATCTTATTTCAGCTACAGCATTAGAACCGACTTTTACAGTTCCTTCACTTCCTTTATGTGTCGCCATTTTCTACCTCGTCTTTCGACTTTTTCTTAGAAGAAGATTTAATTTTATCTTGCGAATGGACTGCTTCCTCTTTCCAACCCATATTCAATAAAGACTCAACCTTAGAAGGATGAGCTTTTATAGAAACTTTTCCATCAGGACTAATCATTTTCATAATTGTCTCCTATACTGCTACGTCAGGGTTAGTTTCCTGAACGTAATAATTTGCTAAGAAGGTTAAACTCACATATCCTAGTGGTTTCTCACCTTCACCATTAAACTCTATTTCTGTTGATTCTAAATAGCAATCTTTAGCTAATCCATCTAAAGTTCTATCTGCTGCTATTGCTTCTTCAACTTCTTTTGATATTGTATCAATAGTATCATCAAAGTCACTAGTAGCTTTTGCATAACCTTCAACGACTACTGACAATTCTCTACTCATAACACGATCAGTGCCTATAACTATTGGTTCAGATGTTTCTGATTTAGTATAGATAACTAATGCTGGTACTGTTTCTAATGGATAAACCCTTGATTCATAAACTCTTGAACCAGTTGTAGTTAAACCAGTTAAAGTAGTACCAAACTTTTCTCTTATTTGCTGTCTTACATGATTTGCCATTACACTTCCTCTAACATTAATGCACTAAAACCAGTTCTATCTGCTTGTATATTAACAACAGTATAGTTTTGTGCTGCTTTGAGTATATTACCATTTGTATCTTTAATTGCAGATACATCTAATCTATTGCCAAATGTAATATTAGGAACATCTACAGTTCTACAATAAGCAATTGGCTTTAATGCTTCTACACCAACACCTTCATCCTGTTCTACATATTCATTATTTAAAATAATATTAATAGTTGTAGAAGTACCATTGTTTGTATAAACAGCAGATACCCCATGACCATAATTAATATCTAAATATCCAGCCATATCTAATTCAGTTTCTAATCTAAATTGAGACATTATTGCTCCTCTAAGACCAATGAAACCAATCCTGTATTATCAGGCTCTACTGTTTTTACTAGGAATGTAGTTTCAGGTTTTAGAACATTACCTTGATCAGTGGTTATTGCATCAACAACTAATTTATCTTCTTGTGAGATATAAGGTACATCAGATGATTTGATTATTGCTCTTGGCTGATAACCAGCAACAGGAACAGTACCACCTTCTATATTAAAATATTCTTGATCTATTATGATATTTACACTATAGGCATCTCCTGAATCAATATCAAACCAAGTATCAATTAATCCTTGTCTTGAATCCCATAGTGAGGATTGGACTTCAAAGAATGTAGCAGTTACGCCATGACCTGTTGTAGTATCAACATAGGCGTTAAAATCTAATGCACTCTCTAAAGGCATGATTTATTTTTTAGCTCTTGTTTTTGGAGCTTTTGTTTTTGAAGTTTTTAAACCTACGCTTCTATCTTCTTTTTCAGCTTTAGGTTTTCCTACATGAACTTCAGCTTTACCATATCCACATAAAGCATGACCTTCATGTTCAGGTAATTCAACTATATCGCCAGCATGAACTTTAGAACCGCCAGCCATTGTATCTGTTAAGATTTTGTATTTTTTCATATTTAAGTTGGGGGTATTACTACCCCCATTCCATTTAAGCATCAGTTAATTAGTCGCTTGATTTACAGAAAGATACTGCGTGTCTTACAGCAACATCAACAGTTTGTAGAGCAACAATTCTTACTCCACCTGAAGTTGATAATGCATAAGGATCAACAGTAATATCTAAACCACCATACATACCAATTAATAAGTCTGCAAAGTTACCAAAGTAGAAATCACCACTTGTTACTTGATTACTTCTGACAACATTATAGCCATTCATGCTATTGTCAGGAGAAACAACAAACTGAGCAGTATTAGTTGCTTTTTCAGTTGTTTTCAAAGTACCAAAGTCAGCAGGTCTACAGATATATGCTAAAGAACCTGTTAAAGCATTATCGTTTGCGACTGCGGACTCCATCGCTACGATCTCAGCCCATGTTGGGTTAGCAGCAGCAAATGTAGTTGTGTTAATACCTGAAGTATTTGCAATACCTGTTGGTTGACCACTTGAGCCTGAACCAGCTAAAGCACCTAAGTCAATTGCAGTAGCGATTGATTTTGTTAGGTCATCTCTGATTAAGTTCTCAACATCTAATGATGATTGTTGTAATAAGAGTCTTGTTGCATCAGTAAAAGCACCAATTACTTTTGGTGACATAGTAACTGAACCTGAAGTGAATTCACTTTCAGAAGCAGCAGTACCTTCGGTTGCAATCCAACCAGCAGATGAAGCAGCAGTTTTCTTAGGAATTACAACATTACCCTGTAATCCTCTTAACATTGTTGCTCCAGCTTGCATTACTGAAGATTCATTTCTTAATACATCAATGAAGTCTCCTCCTCTGTAATCTTCAGCTATTAAAGTTGAATCATCAGATGAGTTGATGTCTCTTTTACCCCAAGTTCTTAGCACTTCAGCAGGTAGCATGATGCCTTGAGCATCTTTACCATACTGTCTTGCAGCTTCAGCAGAACATTCAAATTCAAATGCAGCTTCTTCTTGAGCTTTTCTATCAGCAGGATTAGCCATAGCTCTAATAGCTTTTACTAGGCTAAATTCTCTTACTTCTTCTTTAGTCATGCCGATTTCTGAAGGAGTTTCTAAAGGAGTGTTGTTAGAAATATTTTCTAATAATACACCTCTAAATTCTTCAACAGAGATACCATCAGCAATCGCTTTGTCAGCTAAATCTCTTTTATTGTGTCTAGCAGCTAAATCTATAATCTCTTTTGAGTTTCTTTTAAATTCAGCTTTAGCTTCATCAA